GCTTTTGCAAAACTGTAAACAGGTGGACCAACTATTACATGATAACGATCATCATTACCTTGGATTAGTCTAGGATCATGTAATTCAATGCCCGATGTGTCACATTTAATGAGTTTCTCACGCTTGACAAAGCACTTTGTTTTAGAAATAAATCTCTGGGTGTCTTTGTCAAGTGGCTCAAGTCGATTGGCTTCGAATGCAACATCCAATTGAATTTGCCTTTTCATTGGATAATGGGCTTTCCATTGTTGATAAGTGAGCACAGGATAATCATCAAATTTTAACACGTTACAAAATCTTATCAAGTACTCAACTCTAACCCAAGGATCATTAGTTTCTCTCTTGGGTATAAGACCACGATTGCGAACAGCTACAATTTCATTGTGAATACAATTTCGAGCAACTGTAGGACATTTGGTCTCAAAGCCCAACAATGTTTGGGTTCCAACCTGTGGTTTGCAATTTGCTATTTCCTCAGGTGGTTTAAAAGATGCTGTTTCGTCAATTTCATTTAGGGGTTGTTCTTCCATACAAACGTCAGTGGCATAATCATTATATGGTGCGGCGGCAAGAACAATCCTTTTCAGCATTTTAGCCAGACCAAACATCAACAGCAAAAGTAATAGTCTGACCGGCATTGAAGCACGACGCAATTTGTACCTATAATATACCATAGGCATGATGGTTACAGCGGCGATGAAAGCCATGGCAGATCTCCAAAATACAAACTGGAAGTTAAACTTTAATGCATCATTGAGGACAGCAAACAATCGTTGTTTAGGAGATAAAACAGCATGATAAGCTTGCACCTCTCTTTCCAAATTGAAAACAAAACCCATCGCAACAGCATAAGGTAGCTGAACAGCTACATCAGCCGGTGAAATGTTCATTTTAGAATATAATCTTTTAGCCTCAGTATAGGCATTACCAAAAGTGGAGGTGTCACGTTGTTTGCCGGTACAAAAAATAGCAATTTCAGCTATTATACCCTTAGGAATTGGCAAAATAATTGCATTGGCCGTAGTCAGTGCAATAATAGGACCATAAGAGTAGCATGATGTCTGATCAAATTGGAGATTTTGAAAGATAGGGATGTATTGTTCATCTCCAATAACTTTCTTAAGAGGCCTAAGATTAACATTGCCATAGGCATTCTGATCATGGACAGCACTTAAGAAAGTTAGATCTATAGGTGGTGCAGGGACAAGACCTGGAGGTGCTCGAACAAATTTAACAATTTGCAAATCCCCTAGATCTTTATCTAGAGTCCAGGCCATTGCTCTTCCAGCAAACTCAAAATAGCCATTTCGCATCCAATGGCAATCAGAGTGTTCATACAAAGATAAATTGCCTTTGCATGACATTTTAACAATACCCCCACTAACATTGTAGGTGCATTCCCCGTTGAAAAACGTTCCAATAACATTTGTAAACGAATGATTCAATGAATAAGCATCACAATCATACCTATTCAAAAGCTCCAAAATTACTTGTGGTTGAAAGTAATAAATGGAGTGCACAAATAAAAGTGCAGCAACGGGGCCTTTAACGCATTCACAAGTTGCAATATCATGAGTACAAAATTTCATTGCAGATGTGTACCTAGCATTTCTAGTTACATCAGCAGGTGAAAGTATAGGACAACATGAATGAACATTCATACGTTTTGCGTTAAAG